TAAAGAAATGAAAATGAAATATTTAAAGGAGTTGAACATACTTACATTCGGAAAGAAATAGTATCATTTCACTAAATACAATCCGTGAAAGCGGGCCCCCCAGCGATGCCCCCACTTTCCGCCCAACGGTATTTCATTTTGCGAGATACAAGGGTGATCAACAAGATAGGGGAGTTTCCGCCACCAAACAACGGCGATTGCCAAATCAGGAATCATTACCAGCTTTTCCGGATCCGGATTTACCAGCCGAAGTATCAGCCGGAATATCGGACAAATCCAAAAGGCCAGTTTTACCATTGGTCAGATTAACGGTAAAAGTAACCAAAACAGATGAATAAGGATCCTTTTTCAAAGCATACTCATATTGTTCTGGTGTTGCCCAAAACTTAATCGTATCCATGCCATCCAATACCAAGATTTGTTGAACCATCTCACTAGGATTTTTCCAGCCTGGCCGACGTTCAGCGCCGATTAAAACCATTGTTTTTTCGAACCTCATTTTGAATTCCCTCACTTTCAAATTTTTCTTGTATTTTGAAGGCGGCTATCATGTAGCACAACCTTTCATACACATCTTTCATCAGCTGATATTGACCTTGATATGTAGCAATTTTTTCAATCCAAGCGTCACTATCTTCTGCAAAGCGTTCATACCGTGATATCAAGTTCTGCAGTTCATCCATCCGCTTATATATAAGACGGGCAATCGTTAAAATCTCCACATAGCTTAGATCAAAGGCTATACAATCACCCACTTTCAATCAAGGGGAAAAGCGGGAGTGATTTCACGGTTGTCATCACTTTTAATTACCGGAACCCAGCTTTTTTTCCTAAAAATTCATTCACAACCACAACCGACTATGTAACCATCATCAAATGAATTGGGAAACTCCATGATGGAATATACGCATTTATCACAATCCATATCACATATTGGAAAACCCAATATCATTGATGCCCTTATAGCTACTTTCTTTTCAGCAAAAGAACCATATTCGGTATCTAAATATTCATCAAACAAACCAGCCAATTCACATATCTTCTGAATGCAATAACTTGACCAATTTTCCATATCCCGCTTTCGCATGAGATCAGTCAAATGCTCAACACTCAATTCATTATCATAATCCATATCATTTCCCCTTTCAAAACCATTTCAAAGCTATTCAGTTTTCAACGAGCCGCCAGCGGCACACAGCCATTCCGGCGATTGTCATATAGAGGTTGAGAACGTTTCACAACGGATTCCCCTCTATTGGACAACTAACGCTTACACGAGGGTTTCCAGTGCACCCACAACAACCGCTTGAACATTTGAGAGAGCTTGATCACACTACGCAAAAGGCCGGATACTGTCATGATATCCATTCTATAGACACAAGGCCTTGTATGGTCAATTCCTGTACGCTATTCCCTCATACTTCACTCTGTATTTACACGGGCTTGTGACCGTTACCGTTACGAATCCGGAAGCTACATTAAAGGGGAAAGAGGGCGAACCCTCTTACACCATTATTTATTTTCATAGATATTTAAAGCTTCTCTATAGGTATGACATGCCATGCTGTATCTAATTCTCATACGAACCGTGATAGAATCGTGTTCCCCATAACTTTTCACACTTAACCTCAAATCCTTAAGATTTTCATTCATTTGGTCTCTTAAAAATCCGATAACTTTTGATTCTTGTACTTTCATTTGAGCTTGCTCTTGTTCCTTCGTCATTTTCCTTTTCCCCTTTCAATCTATCTCATGTTCGTTATATGTTCATCCAGCAACGCACAAATAAGTTTTCGCTCGCCCTCACTCCATTTACCATGTGCAAGTAGGCATTCATTGAGATGTTCCGCACTTTCCTCATTAAAGAAATCGCTCGTTACATCAACAATTTTTTCAAAAGTTCCATTACCGCCATAAATATTTAATAATTCTTTTTTGCTTTTTGCCGCCGTATAACTTTTAAAAACCTGTTTCCCATCATCCACGATACATTTAAATAATTTCATTGTTCTTTTCCCCTTTCTTTTCCCTGCCAGTTCTGGTATAATAGTGAATAACCTTACGCACCTATTTACCAGAATAGTTACTCACATGCGCTCAAGGTTACTCACCTATAATAATATTATACTTTAAAGGTGAGTAACTGTCAATACTTTTTTGAAAGGAATTTATTATGCCCACTAAAAAGCCAAGAATACAAACGATATTAGAAGAAAACATATATCAAACATTTAAAGAATTATGTGAAACGGAAATGAGAACCGAAAGCCAAATGGGTGCATATATAATAACAAAGTATATAGAAGAATACAGAGAGAAGTATGAAATCAAGCAAGCCATCCCAACCACAAAGCCCGAAAATATTAATATTAAAAGCAGTAAGGGAGTGATTGCCGGAGACAACAACGGCACCATTAAAGTAAAAAAATAAAAAAGGGAAGAGTGAGTTATCAGAATCCAAGACTGGCAAAAAAAATGACTTGCTGTATCAGTTGGCACCATGATACAATCATCACAACATACCGAAAGGAGAGTTTTACATGGATAACATAGAATTGGCTACATTAATCAGAGGAATCATAAAAGAGGAGTTAGAACCAATCAATGACCGTCTGGGAATACTGGAAATCAAACACGATATGACACATCGTAAATTAGAGAACGTTGAATTTTCAATGCGTTCAATGGAACATACTTTTAAGAAAGATATTCACAAATTACAAGATGCACAGGAAACCTTAATTGCCGTCATGGAAGCAAAAGGCATACTTCCAAAGGCAGAGGGGCAGTAATGCCACTTGAAGATTTAGCCCCCTAAAGTGTGCATTCTTATAGGCGGTTTAAAGCCCTATGGCGACATCACAAAAATTTGATTAATTTTAGGCATCGCTGGTCTATAATCAAATTTTTGCGATGTCGCCATAGGCTGGCCATGCATGGGCAAAAAAGATAAATAGGGCAAACTTTATTATCCGTTCTAGTATGTTTGCCCTATTTATCTTTTTTGCCCATGCGCCAACAATATCTCAACCAATACACACGATTAATTGAAGCGTTCGCCCTAATGTATTAGTCCACACCATCCCAGCTTGTAACGTGTCGCAATTAGTCTTTCGTTCCTAAAAATTTCTTGCTTCTCATTTTCTAAATTTCAATCTTTTCAATTATTTTTTCCCTTGTCATTTTAATATTCTCCTTTTCTCTAAGAATCTAATTCAAACAAATTAACCACTTGCGGATATACCTCACATGAAATAATTTTATGATAGCTTGCAATTGTTTCCAAATCCCTACACAGAATGCGACGATCAAAATCATCAAGCAAATATGTTTCAACTTCCGGCACTTCCAAATTATGACTTACCCAATAACGTTTCTTATTTTTGACATCAGTAACCAAGTCCTTTGTTATATACTTAAGAATGTACCTACCCGCCCGTAGACTGTCTTTTATGACCGTTGCCGTAGTCCAACCCAACTTGTACCGCCCAAGCAGATATATGACCTCATTTGTACGTCTATAGCGTGTCCTAACACCTACCTTGTACTTTTTAATTACCTTTTTGCCGGAATCCCTTATATCCATGCCGCTAATATTCGAAAACAGGCCGTGGAAGTGATAAGCACCATCTTTATGCCGTTCTGGTATGATCAGATAACACATATTAGGACAGTAGCGCTTTTTCATATTTTTGAGCCATTCAGACAACTTTTTTGAGCATTCTTCATAATCAAATCTGTTTATCTTTTCCTTTGAAAAAGTAAATGTAACAAAATATTCCCACGTGTTTGACCGCACATAGGAATACACTTTATCAACCGTCCTTTTTCGGCTGTTTTCTACAGACCGTTCAAGATCACTAAAATCATGAACATCTTTAACAGGCTCATGATTCCAAGGATCAAGCTCTGGTATTTTCAGTTCTTTTTCTTTTTTTTCTCTATCCCCTTTTTCGTAAACAGGCTCATGATAAACTCTAACCTGCTTACTCAAATCCGGATAAGTGATAATTTTAACATCATACATTTTTATCCCCTTTTTGACACCAAAATATAAAAATGACTCTTAAGTGTTGCTATAGTCGAGTAATGTGCCCCCAAGGGGCACATATGCAAAAATGGGAACGTATCACATTTTTAGTCTCTAATCACCAAATAATTCAACATCATCCACCCCCGACAAACAATCATACACTACTGGCATTTTTCGCACCATCCTCATACTGCCAGATATAATTGTGTGACAGGTGTAGCAGTAGTGGGGACCCCCAACCCCCACCACTGCTACACCTGTCACACAACTGTATTATCCTTTTTCTTCTGTTTCATCAAAAGTCATATATGTATCATATAGCCTGCCTAGCTTTCTACTATATCGAAAAAATTCACTATCTGTTTTTTCTTTCATTGGATACCACCTTTTAACACTAACAAACAGCGTAGGGGCAAGCATGAGTACACTCAATAATCGACCTTTCCAACCAAAATTAGATACTTTTCTGTGCACTACCTCATATTCAACCAATGACCGTATTTGTCTATCAATCATCCGGTCAAATTGCGCGATAAGAATAATATCATAGCCATAATGACGATGCACTTGGAAAAATTCATTCCAATCATCACGTCCTTTTTTTGACCAGTCTCTAGCATTAAACATCATTTGTGCCTCATCAATAATAAGGACAAGAGAACCTTCTTTCATTCGTCTATTTTCAAAATACTCATTGCTACGCTTAATCAGATATTTAACAGATAAATCACGATTCGGCAAATATGTAAAAAATTCGGGATGCTTCACATATTCAAGGTTAATCGGAATATTAGCAATTACCGGACAAGAGCGGAACAGCCTATAATAGATAACCCTTGCAACGTGCAAACTTTTCCCCGATCCGGGCGTACCCGTATACAAATAAATCATCTCAATTCCCCTTTCCAATCACGGAGACACCACCACATATACAAAAGCGCCCACCACGCAACCAGCACAAAAATGTCTTCCAAACTATCCATAAAGCACCCCCTCAATCGCCTATTAGCTTAATCCAGCGCATAGCCACGGAATAAAGATAGAAGAGTGCAATCACCCCCAGCCATGCTTTACCAATAGTTACAAAAGCCTTAACTGGAATAAACCAATTAAGATAATTAAGGTAAGGGAGAGAACTAAAGGCACTAATATATCTCTGAAACGGCGAAGTAGGTAATACCTGCATAAGGACAGCAACAAAAGCATTCAACATATTCTGTAATATTTCTACCATAAAATCACCCCCTAATCATATAACTACGTGTTATCAGCGCCAAGCCAATAATAAACAATAAACATTCCACGTCACGCATAATTTCAGCAACGCCATCAAATACAGACAAATCGACCTCAATCATATACGTATTCCAAGAACTGATACCAGTAGGATATCTAATTGGAAAATCAATTTTCGGCGCTTGCGGTTCAGCACACAAAACATTAATAAAATCAATAAAATCAAACGGCAAGCAGAACGGAAATAATTCCGCAAGACCATCAACAATAAAGTTTTGCATATCCACCGGAACTTCAGTAGTAACATCACTGATAGGCTTTTCGTCGTTGGGATCCTCAGTAATCAGAGTAGAGCTAGATAAATTGGCCAAAGCAAGGCCTAAAGCCTTATTAAATTCTTCCAACGTTAACGCACCAGTAGCCAAGTCAGATAATGTATTCGGAAGTGCTTCTGCTGATGGCAAATTCAGCGGATATGTTTGCGCACCAACCTGTGAACCGATTCCAATAATGTCAATATCATCCGGATTATCAGCAGTTTCCAAAGCATTCGCAACGGTAGGATTCAAAACATATTCTTTTTCTTCTGATGGCAAATTATCACCCGTATAAACAGGATTTAAACCAAACGAAGCATCAAACTCAAAAACGAGATTAGAAGAAACAAAAACACCAGTATATGATTCCTGCCAGTAACCATTTGATGTTCCAAGACCAGCCGAACCAGTGATAACATCAGAAACACTTGGTTGACACCCAGCACTATAAGAAATATAAACCCCGCGATTTGATGATACTTTGATTTGACTAATTCCAGCAAAGACTTCTGCAATACGAAAACCCCTTGTACCAGTGTCTTTGGTCACAATTACATAACTATCATATTTTGACATTAAATCATTATATGCAGTTGGATAATATACCGTACAAGACGACGGCGGAAGCCCTACATAAAAAGGAACACCTACTATTTGCGAAACAGATTCCAGAAGGTAAGCGTTTTCCGTTGGATTATAATCACCACTAGAATTCCGGATATATAGACTTTTTGCCCATTGTTTAAACTTTTTCCACATATCACTACCAGTAGACAAGCCGCCATCAATAACAGTTAATGCCCATTGTTCCACATCTTGCTGTGCAGACCATACAATATCATCCGTTTCAGCCATCCAAGAGCAAAACGAATCCAATTGTTTGTTACCCCATGCTTGCAATGCTTCACGGTTTTGATATGTTACAGAAACAGTAGCGGAGATTCCAAGAGTTGCCATAAGCAACGCAAATGCTTCACCAGCCGTCAAAACAACACCACCAATAACCACAGAAGCGGCATGCACATCACTATATACCGTATTAGTCATAATGCACAATGAAAGCAACGAAACAATTATCATTTTCTTTATGCTTTTAACATATACCATTTCATCATTCCTTTCCAAAAAAAACGTGGACACACCCAATAGGATATGTCCACCACGACAATAGTCATTAACCAGTTACTTTCTTAAAAATCCGAATGCCCAAAGTAACAACAACTACAGCGCCGATAATCGGCAGAGCCACCGGAAGGATAGAGCCAATAGCGCTCATTGCTTCCGTAGCCACATCGGAAATACCAGAGGTCAATGCAGTGGTAACAGCAGTCATATCATGATTCTCCTTTCATCATTTTTTTTGCAAGGTTGACAATTTCACCAATGATAAAGGCTAAAACAGAAAGAACAATTCCACACCCAAAACCGATACTGTACAGTTCGATAACGTTGCTTAAAGTCATTTTATCCGCCCCCATAAAATCTTTGAAAAAATCAACCCACATGTTATACCCATGAAAAATATATGAAAGAGCAGAAGAGCAGTAATACCCATGATCTGCCCAGTATAACCATTACCTTCTGATTCGGAAACCCCCAAGCCAGTTTCCAGATCATTGATCAAGAATTCCTCAAAATCCCCAATATCCAAAAAATCAAGCGACGTAGCATCAGAGCCAGTTGCAGTTGCATAAAACGAAAGACCATACATAGTTTTTACCAGTGCTGAAGCATTAAAATAAATATCTAGCAATAGCAATGCTTTGCCATACTAATAAAAATAAATTTTTCGAAAAAAAAGTCTGGACAACACACTGCCCACATGTT